ATGACAAAGCAGAGGAAGAAGCGGGCCTCCAAGAGCCTCCAGGAAGAAGCTTGCGAGGCGCTGGGGCGCGCTACGAATGCGCGTCTTGTGGTGCGGAGAGGCCCCAAAACCATCCGCTACACCATCACCTTCAGTATCCCGAGGGAGCCATGAACCTTGACGCCCGGATCAACGCCTTGACAGACGCCCTGCGCCAGCGTGCGACCATCCCTTGCGCGCTCCTGGGCCGCATGGCGCGCTCCTCCGAGTGCTGCTCGCGCGGGCTGGCCGCAACGATTGAAGAATTCCAGACCTGCCGGGCCTGTCCCGAGGGCCAGCGCCTGGCCGCCTCGGCACCGCTGTGGGGGTACTCCAAGCCGCTGCCCGCGCTGGTGGTCTACACCCCGCCGCAGGCCGCCACTGTGCGCCAGGCCAAGCCCGCCTCCAGGCCAGCGCCCAAGGCCCGCCCGGTTGCTTTGCCTGAGCCCACGTGCCGCAAATGCGGATGCACCGAGACTCGGGCCTGCCCCGGCGGTTGCTGGTGGGTCGAGCCGGACCTTTGCAGCGCCTGCGCACCCAAGACATCCAAGGCCAAGGCTCCGCGCGCCAAACGCCAGGCCAAGCCCGCACCCGTTGTCGAGCCTGTCATCACCACGGCCCCGGTCCAGGCGCCTGAGGCCCAGCTCGCAGATCCACGCCTGGTCAAGCTGGCCAGCGCCCTGCGCGAGCTGACGGCAGATGGCCGGATGCGCGTGAGTATGCTCGACCTGATGCGCGCCGTTGGCGCTGCCAACTACGACGAGGCCGCTGGCCTGGTGATCCACGCCGGGCTGCGCACGTCGCAGCTCTCCGGCCCGGTGCAGACCGTGCTGGTCGACCACACCGCGCGCCAGCTCATGGCCAGCGCGGCGAGCGAGGTGCGGCAATGATCACGAAGAGCCAAGCATCATTTGCAACAGTGGAGCGGATAATGGCCGAGACTGGAGAGAATCTCCAGGAGGTGATCTTCATGGTCGCCGCGCTTTACCTCGACCATACCCATATGGACCGGCTCACGACGCGCATAAGCATACCGGGCCGTGGCTCGTTCTCCATCATTGTGAAGAGGAACAAGGCGAGGTCGAAGAAATCATGAGCGCCCGCTTCACCCTCACCCGTGGCAAGTTCGGCTCGCCCATCGTGTTCGACAACGACGGCAAGCGCCCTGTGCTGGTGCTCCTGCGCGACACGGACATGCCCGACGAGGCGGCGGACGTTGCCGCCATGAACATGGGCCGCTTCATCGCCC